TACCCGAGGCGCTGGGGGTCAGGCGCGGGGCCCTCCAGGATTTTGGACAGGGCCCCTTAGGGTTGCCTTACCTTTCGGGCCAGTGGAATACCCGGGCGGCGGGGAGTCGGCGCAGCGCCGGCCGCTGGTCGTCGCGCTCCCCCTTCTGCCTCGACCGGTTGCACGACGCGTGCAGCAGCCGGTCGGCTTTCCTGCCGCCGTTGCCTCGGGCTTGGATGTGGTCGGCGTCGAGGGCCTGGGATCGGTACATCGGCTCGCCGCACCACCAGCACGGCGTGCCGTCGACGTGGAGCTTGAGCAGGCGTGCGCGCTGCTGCTGGTGATCCCACCCGAGCCCACGCTCGGTGGTCGTCTTCGCGGACTTGGCCATGTCGACCTCCTCGAGACATGAGTGCCGCACCTCGACGTCGTGCCCTTGTGCCGTGAGTTCGTGCGCGAGCGCTTCGGCGATGACGACGCTTCGGTGTCGGCCTGCACTGCACATGGTGCCGATGGTCAGCTGCCCTGCCGTGATCGTCGGGATGCGGCTGGCTTCGGTGGCGATGAGCGCGCGGGTTTCGTCGTGACTGGTGAGCCAGTCGGTGACCATGGGGTCGCGGCCGTCGCGTGGCCGGAGTGCTTCGACATCGTGCGGGTTGGGTAGGTGCCGGCAGTCGATGGTGCGGTTGGTGCGTGGTGCGCGTTTGGTGCCGTGGCTGATGATGGTGATGTGCATTGGTTTTGGGGCGCGAGCGTTGGTCGACACGCTGGTTGGTGTCCTGTTGCTGTGGCGTGTGCCGCACGCTCGCGCCTGGTGTCCTCGGCAGGGTTCGAACCTGCACTGCGCGGGGTTTGAGGCCGCTGCCTCTGCCGGTTGGGCTACGAGGACGCACCCCGGGGGTGGGGGTGTTGGTGGGGGCGGGGTCGACCCCCGGGGTGGATGGGGCCCCGGGGGTCTTGACCTTCACCCGACCTCCCCTGCCGCAGCGTCGTGTCGCTGGTGGTCGACGGGGAGGGACCATGACGAGCGCATGAGAAAACCCCCGTGGAGGCAGGGCCTCCCGGGGGTTCACTTCACGCGCTGGCGCTTAGCTTACACGATGTAACCGGACAGTCCAGGTCAACGTGATTTCGGGGTGTTTTAGGTGCCTTTGATGTTCATGACCTGGCGGAGTTCGTGGACGATCTCCACGAGGTCAGCAGCGTCCTCCATGACCTGGTCGATGGGCTTGTACGCGTCGGGGATCTCGTCCACCCACTCGTCACCGGGCCGATAGACGATGCCGGCCATGCGGGCGTCGAGGTCGTCAGCGGTGAATCGCTTCTTCGCTTGGGTGCGGCTCATGGTGCGGCCGGCGCCGTGCGGGGCGGAGTACAGGCCGGAGGGGTTGCCCTTGCCGCGGGTGACGTAGGAGCGGGTGCCCATGGATCCGGGGATCAGCCCGGGTTTGCCTGCTTCGGCGTTGATGGCTCCCTTGCGGGTCAGCCACACGTCCTTGCCGTGGATGCGGGTTTTCTCGGTGTAGTTGTGGTGGGTGTTGATCCGCTCCTGCTCCCCTGCGTCGGGGTCGCCCATGACGCGGGCGAGCTGGTCGAGGAAGCGGTCCATCATCTCCTCGCGGTTGAGCAGGGCGAAGCGCTGCGCCCATGCGAGTTCGCGGAGGTACGCGCCGAATTCCGGGATGCCTTCGGGCAGGTAGGCGTGGTCGGGGTCGGCGAGGTCGATGTGCCACTTCTTGCACAGGGCGCGGGCGATCTTGATGTGCTTCTGGGCGATCTTGTTGCCGACGCCGCGGGATCCGGAGTGCAGGAAGCACCACACGCGGTCCTGTTCATCGAGGCAGAGTTCGATGAAGTGGTTGCCGCCGCCGAGCGACCCGAGTTGTTCGCGCCACTTCGGGGAGTGCGTCAGGTCGATGTGGTCGCGGGCGGCGCGGTCTTCGAGTTCGGTGACGCGGGTTCGGGTGTGGTCGTGGTGGACGGCGCGGTTGTAGTTGCCCGGCGACAGGGGGATGGCGCGTTCGACTTCGTCGCGCAGGGCGGTGAGGTCGATGCGGTCGACGTCGGCTTTGGTGTAGCGGGTGCGGGCGGCGATCATGCCGCAGTTGCCGGTAATAAAGACGTTGCCGCTGCGGCGGAGGACGAGGAACCCTGTCGTGACCGTGAAGCAGTACGCCTTACCGTCCTTGCTGGCAACCTCGCGGATGGGGGTTCGGTCGCCACCTGCAATGCCCACCTTGGACTTGCCCACATTGAAGACGCGGTAGTCTACGCGGCCATCGCGGGCGTGGATGTCATTACGCTTGGAGGCACGGTTGCCGGTGGTGGTGATGGCGTACTGCACCAGGTCAGCCTCCTCCTCGCGGCGAGTGAAGAACGCCTGGTCCTCGGCGTTTCCGTCCCAGTGGAAGATTTCGTCGGCAACGATTGCCAGGGTGGCGGCGTCGGCCTTCCAGAAGGCTTCCAGGCCCTTGTTCGGGAGTGGGGAGGCGTAGCGGATGTAGGTGGTGCCATCTGTTCCGCCACGGACGGTGAAGGGGATTCCGGCCTCGGAGAGGAGGTGCTGCGCCCGCTCGATCTTGCGCTCCTTGACGAGATGGAGCACCATGCGGCCCCTGTCTTGCGTTGCGTCTGCGCTGGTCATGACATGGATGCGGGCGATGTTCTCGTCCCACTTCTCGCCGTGCTCGGGGTCCAGGGTGAAGGTTGTCTCAAACTCGGCCTTGTAGCCCTGAATGAGGGCGCGGTCGCGGGCGACGAACTCCTCGGCGAGCATGACTTCCTGGACTCGGTGGCGGTCCCGTCCGGTGATCTTCCAGACGATCATCTTGTGGTCCGGGGTGAGCATCTGGTCGATGCCATACTTGGAGGTCAGGTGGTAGAAGAGGTCGGCGTCCTTAACGATGTAGCGCTCCGGCTTGGTGAAGCTGCCGATGCCGGTCTTGGGGTCATACTGCATGACCTCATCGCCCTCGACGTATTCGGCGATGTGCTTCCATCCGGTCGGGGTGAGGTATTCGGTGTCAGCGTCCACGCAGCCGATGTCGACGCCAACGGCTGCGGGGATTACGGCGCCGAGGGTGGGGATGACGGTGCCGACGGCGCTGCCTTTGCCGGCGTGGGCGTCGGGCATGAGGGCGATGTGCGGGGAGACGAATTTGAGGTTGGCGAGTGCGGTTGCTTGGTCGGTGGTGGCCTGGTCGATGATGCTGGCCCAGGACAGGACGCGCGGGGCGATGCGGGTGGGGGTCATGGTGTCTCCTTCTAGGTGGTGTAGGTCGATTCGAGGGAGTGTCCCTCGTAGGTGGTCTTGCCTTCGGTGATGGCCCAGTGGTGCGCGCGGGCCTGCTCGGCTGCGGTGACGGCGATGGAGCAGGACTGCGGGAGGCCGCAGCGGTGCATGGTGCCGTCGGGGTCGGCGGCGGTGACGCTGCGGGCGGTCCAGTTCGGGTGGTCGGTGTCGGTGCTGACGAGGCGACGCCACCGCACTGACGCCGCGGATGCGGCCCGGTCGTCGGGGCGGCACCAGATCAGCCGCCCGGCGAAGCCGTCATGCAGGCTGGCGGATTCGATCGACGCCCGGTGCGCCGGCGATCCACAGCAGTTCGTGCCGCTGCTGGTCCTCGCGGGTGGGCAGGCGGATCGGTTCGGGAAGGTCGGGATGTTCGCCGCGGTTCACTGGTCGGCCTCCATTCCGTAGTGGTTGACGTAGAGGTTGACGGCGTCGCGGAGGATCGCGGTATCCCGTCCCTCGTCGAGCGTCAGAGACACCCGAACGGAGGTGACTATGCCGATCTGGACGGTCAGGCTGATCTTGTCGAGTGCCGTCTCGGTGGCGTGGGCGTTGCAGTTGGTGATGGGGCCGAGGGTGAACCACTGGCAAACGCCGCGGCCGTTGGAGCTCTCGTACTCCTTGGTGATGGTGAGGCCGGTGGTGGCGTCGCGGAGGCAGTCCATGGCGTGGTCGACGGCCTTGTCGGGGGTCACTGGTCGCCCTCCTGGTCAGTGTCGGGTTCATAGCAGATCGGCGTGCCGGTGCAGCAGCCTGGTTGGCAGCGGGCGTGGCGCGGGTAGGTGCGGGTGGGGCCGGGCTGGTAGTTGCCCTGGTCGTCGTAGTCGTCGGCGGGTGACCAACTCATTCGGTGTCTCCTTGGTCGAGGGACGGCCACGGCGGGCACGAGGGGTCGTCGCACGGCGCGACAGGCGTGGTTACCGTGGTGGTTACCGTGGTGGTGGTCGGGGCCGGGGCGGGGTCGTGGGCGGCGACCTGGGCAGATATCACGAGGGTGGCGATGATGGCGAGGGCGCCGGCGGCGAGTCGCTTGGTCATTCGGCGTCTCCTTTTCGGCTGATGGTCAGTGCGACGACGCGGAGGTCGTCGGGGTGGAAGCCGTACTCGGCGGCGTCGTCGGTGAGGTCGGCCATCGCATGGGTCGCGTCCGCGCTCTTTCCGTGGATGCCTTCGAGCAGCACCCAGCCGTGGTCATCGGTGTGGGCCTCCACGCCGTAGCCGGTGTGCGGGTAGTCGTGGTAACTCACTGCTGGTGCCCCTTCTCGATCACGTGCGAGGCGAGGATCTGCAGGGTGTCGGCGATGACGCACAGCGCCATCGTCTGGTACGCGTCTTCCCTCGATGAGCGATCACCAGGCAATCGCCCTTCGATGTACGCCTCGGACAGGTAGTTCTTGATGGTCATGCTTCGTCTCCTTCGTGTTCGTCTCGGGTTTCCCAGGGGTCGCAGCAGTGCTGGTCGCGGAGGGTGCAGGTGTCGCAGGGGTCGGGGCGGGTGTATGCGTCGCGGGCTGTCCACTTGGGGCGGCGGGTCTGGTTGCCGGTGAGCGGGTTTCGCCAGCCGCCGGCGGGGTCGCGCACCCAGGTGTGTCCGGCGTAGTCGACTCGGGTTTCGGGGCTGGTGTTCATCGGTTTCTCCCGTAGGGGCGGCGGCGCTTGCCCGCCGGCACTTCGTGGGGGCGGCGGGTGCGTTCGCGTTCGATCTCCTGGTGGAAGTCCCTTGCGGCGTTCCATGCGTGTTCCAGTGCGGCGGTGGCTTCGTCCAGGGCCCTGCCGATCGCGGACAACGCCGCGGCGAGCGACTCAACCGGCGGGGTCATCAGATGAGTCCCATCCGGATGATCGCGTCGGCGAGGTCGAGGTTGCGTCGCCACATGGCTTGTCACATGGCGGTGGCCTGCGGGATGCCGGTCATGAGGGGCATGGCGGGGATGGCTGCGATGCGTTCGGCGAGCTCGTCGGCGCGGGCCTGTGCGAGGAAGTCCGCGACCTGCATCGCGAACGTCCAGTCCATAGCGAAGTTGGCGGCGCGGTCGCCTTCGTAGATCACCCACAGGCCGAATGGCCCGTCCTTGCGGACGCTAATCCTGGTCATCGTCGACCCCCTGGGGCGGGCGGATGCGAGCCAGGGCGCCGGCACGGTCGATGACGGTGATCTCCCGGCCGGCCGGATTGAACGCGGCGGTGTAGCCATCGCGGCGCAGATGCTGGACGATTTCCGCCGCCGACGCACCGTGGCCATCCCAGAAGATCGCCTCGAGGTCAGCCATTGCGGTGCTCCATGCTCGGCCGGTCGATCACGGCGGTGACGGTGGTCTCCGCAGCTACCGGGCGGCCGCCACCGAACGGCTGGTGGTCGTCGGGGAAGTGCCACTGGGTGCGTTTGCCGGTGACCTTCCGGTCGGACAGCAGCGTCGCGCCATCCAGGTAGACCTGGTGCCCTTGCGAGGGCCACCACGGCGGCCCGTAACGGTTGGTGATGCCGTTGAGCTGGGTGGCTAGGTCGCCGTCGGGGTCGGGGACGTCGAGCGTTGCCTCGCGGACTTCCTGCCCGTCGGGGTTGGTGTAGTAGATCCGGGCGACGACCGACGGGCGGTCGGCTGCGATGTGGCCCATGCGGGCGAGCTTGTGGGCGAAGGCCACGGCGTCGGCCCAATCCGAGAATCGTCCGGCTTTCGGGTCGATGGGCAGGCGGTCGTCGTGGACTTCCCAGACCCAGCGGAAGCCGTGCTGGATCGTTCCGGTGACGCTGACGTGGTTGTTCACTGCTGGTCACCTCCCTGCGTGTCGTTGTCGGTGCCGCGGGCCTTGTTGCGCATGTCGCGGGCAACCTGCTTCATCCAGGTGTCGCCGGCGACGGTGGCCTTCTCCCCCAGCTCGGCGGCGAACTGGGCGAGCTCCTGGGACAGCAGCGTCATCGCGACGGGCCGGGGGATGATGCCCGGCGTGATGGTCATCGACACGGTCATGCTGTCACCGGTGATCGCCAGCGTTCCTTCGACCGGCGGGGTGGTGTTGAGGTCGAAGATTCCCTCGTCTGTCGTGGTCATGGCGGGGCCTTCCTGGTGGTTAGGCGGATTTGTGGGTCAGGCGGGCGGAGATGTCGCCGAGGCGGTAGAGCAGTCGCCCGGCGCGGGTGGCGCCCTGCGGGGTGATGTGTCCGCGTTCGCGCCACTTGCGGATTTGGTCGGTGGTGCACCGGTAGCCGAGTCCGTCGAGGACGGTTTGGGCTTGGGCGGCGGTGACGAGCTGCTCGGCGGCGTCGGCGGTCATCGTTCGGCGGGGCGGCTCGGCGGCTGGGGTGTCGCTGGGTGGGTCGACGTAGGCGACGATGCGGGCGGTGATGTGGTCGATTTCGTCGGCGGCGTCGGGGCCCCATTCGCGTTGGGCGACGTGGGAGACGACTTGTCCGAGGCGGGCGGCGAGGTGCCCGGGGTGGCGGGTGGGGCCGATGAACCAGGCGGGGGGCAGGCCGAGGTCGCTGGCGAGGTTGGTCAGCCAGCCGTGGAGGATTTCCTCGGCTTCGGTCTGCAGGTCGAGGGGGTGGAGGTTCATTGGTGGGCGGGGGCCGGGGAGGTTGGGGGCGCGGCCGGCGTTGTCGGTGCCGCCTTGGCTGCGGGTTTTGGTGCCGTTGAGGCGGGGGGCGTAGCGGACGATGAGGGCGAGGTTCCTGCCGAGGCGTTCGGCCTGGGTGGCGTCAAGCACGCGGTGCTCCCTTCGTGGTGATGGTGAGGTAGAGGCGGGATTCTCTGGGTCCGGGGGCGTCGCGTTGCGGCGGGTCGCACAGGGGCCGGGACCACCTACAGCAGTTCTCGGCACACCGGCCGTACGTCACCGCCTGGTACGGGCGGCGTGGTTCGTCGTCATCAGGCGACCAGCTCATTGCTTCCCTCCTTGTCTCGGATGTTCGCGGACACTGCGTCGACCAGGGCCGACTGCGTGACGTCCTTCTCCCCCAGCGCACGCACGACCTGCTCGTCGATCGTCGACGCGCACACCAGGTGGATCACGCTCACCGGCTCGGCCTGCCCCTGCCGGAACAGGCGGGCGTTGGTCTGCTCGTACAGCTCCAACGACCACGGCAACGTCGCCCACACGAGGATGTGCCCACCGGACTGGAGGTTCAGGCCGTGTCCGGCAGACGCCGGGTGGATGAACCCGACGGGGATCCGGCCGGCGCACCAGTCGGCCATGTCGGCGGCGGTGGACAGCTCCCGGCCGTCGGGGAATCGGGCACGCAGCCGGTCGAGCTCGTGCTTGAACCAGTAGGCCACCAGCACCGTGTTTCCCTGGGCGGCTTCGACGATGTCGGCCAGGGCATCGATCTTGCGGTCGTGGACGCCCAGCACCTGTCCGTCGTCGGCGTAGATCGCCCCGGACGCCAACTGCTGCAGCTTGCCGGACAGCACCGCGGCACTGCCCGCGTCGATGGTCTCCCCGGCGATGGTGGTGACGAGGTCGTCTCGCAACCGTCGGTAGCCGGCCCGCTCCTTCTCGCCCAGGTGCACGGTCTGGGTGGTCACCGTCATCGGGGGCAGGTCGAGGTAGTCGGTGGTGCGCATCGACAGGGTGACGTCGCGGATGGCGGAGTAGATCTCCACCTCCGCGCCGGGCCGCAGCCGCCAGGTGTAGACCTGCGGGCCGTTGCGCTTGTCGGGCAGGAAGTAGTGGTTCCGGTAGTGGGAGATGTACTTGCCTAGTCGCTTTCCGCCGTCGAGGATCCGGAACGGGGCCCACAAGTCCAGCAGGCTGTTCGGCGCCGGGGTGCCGGTCAGCCCGACGATGCGGGTGATCTGCGGGCGGACCTTCTTCAGCGCCCGGAATCGTTTCGACTGGTGCGACTTGAACGACGACAACTCGTCGATGACGACCATGTCGAACGGCCAGTCGCGGCCGACTTGTTCGACGAGCCAGGGGAGGTTTTCGCGGTTGATGACGTAGATGTCGGCGTCGGTGCGCAGGGCCTCGATGCGGGTGGCGGCGGGGCCGACCATCACCGACATGCGCAGGCCGTTCAGGTGGTCCCATTTGGTGAGTTCTGCGGGCCAGGTGTCGCGGGCCACGCGCAGCGGGGCGATGATCAGCGCGCGGCGGGCGGTGAAGCTGTCGCGGATGAGGTTGTCGATGGCGGTGAGCGTGATGATTGTCTTGCCCATACCGAGACCGAGAAACACCGCCGCGACGGGGTGGGACTCGATGTAGTCGATGGTGTGGGCCTGGTAGTCATGCGGTTCGAATTGCATGGATCACCTCGTGGATTTGGGTGGGGTGGTCGATGACGTGGACGTGGCAGCCCAGTGCGCGGAGTTGTTGGTGGCGCCGGAGTTGGATGGGGCGGGGTTTTTCGCCGGGGGCTTTGAGTTCGACGTAGGCGGTGGGCCGCCCGGGGAGGATGACGAGTCGGTCGGGCATTCCGGCCATGCCGGGTGAGGTGAATTTGGGGGCGACGCCGCCCGCCTGTTTCACCGCTTTTACGAACAGTTTTTCGACGTGTGATTCACGCAATTTCGGGGCCTCCTGGACGGCTCGCGTGGGACAGGCGAACGCTTTGGTCATATAGGCCGGCCGGTTTAAGGCCCACCTGGGGAAACGCTCTAAGCCGTGCCCTTAAAACCGGTTTATTGGTCTTTCACTGAATTGGTTGTCCCAGTTGTCCAACAGGGCTGGAAAACACCATCTGGCCTTGACTTACCGTCTGGGACAACCTCCGGGACAACCCCGGGACAACCGTTTCGTGGTTCCGGCTTGTCCCGGGCTGGGACAACCTGTCCCAACGCTTGTCCCGGAGGCCGGGTCTACCGGGCGGCTGTTAGAACGGGGTGTCGAAGATCTGCCGTTCGTAGAGCCGTTGCCGGCCGTAGATCGGGATGCGCTCCCGATCCCCCGACTTCCGCTCCCAGCCGGGGAGCTTCTGCATGATTGCGGCGATCGAGTACGCGTCGCGCTGCTGCATCGCCGCGGGTTCCATGCCGAAACACTCGGCCCAGATTTCCGCGTTGCAGACGGTCCGTCGCAGCCCGCCGTCGGTGGGTGCCGGTGCTCCGAATTCGCCGATGTCGCCGCCGCCGAGGAACGTCCGCCGCTGGTGCAGCGTCAGCGCGTCCCAGTTCTCCGGCAGCGGGGTGTCGAGGTACGCCTCGACCAGGCCGACGCGCTCATCGGTCTCGATGGCCTTGTCCTGTTCGGCCCTCGCCTGCTCGGCCAGATCACCGGTGAGGTGCAGGGGTTCGCCGGTGTCGTGGTGGTGGAGTGTTTCGGCCCATACCTGGGCGACGTCGGCGGCGCTGATGTTCCAGCTTCGCTTGTCGGTGTCGCCGGTGATGGGGACGGGCCAGAAGCGGCGGTTGCCGGTGACGTCGCGCAAGAAGCCGTTTTCGGCGTTGGTGGAGCCGACGATGATGCACTGCCGCGGGTGCGACTCGACTGTCCGCGCGTAGGCGGCGCGGTACTTGTCGTCGGTGCGGGACAGGAAGCCCTTGACGGTTTCGACTTCCATCTTGCGCATGCCGGCGAGTTCGCCGAGTTCGAGGATCCAGTAGCCCTGGAGTTTTTCGGCGCCGGTCTTGTCGCGCATGTCGGTCAGCGTCAGGGCGTCGGAGAACCACGCCACGGCCAGGCGAGCGAACAACGTACTCTTGCCGGTGCCCTGGGGGCCGTTGAGGATGAGCACGGTGTCGAATTTGCAGCCGGGTTGCTTGACCCTTCGGATGGCGGCGACGAGGGTTTTGCGGGTCACCGCTCTCACGTACTCAGTGTCGGGTGCGCCGAGGTAGTCGACGAACAACGTGTCGACCCGCGGCGTCCCGTCCCATTCGGGCAGTCCGGCGAGGTATTCGAGCACGGGGTGGTAGGCCCGCTCCCCTGCTGCAATCGCGAGGGCCTCGGCGGTCTTGGTTGACGAGTAGAGGTTGTATCGCTGCTCGATGTAGAGCTTGAGCTGTGCGATGTCGGTGTCGGCCCACCCGTCCTTGATCTGCCGCCAGGGCAGTTGGTCGGGGTCGCGGACGTCGATGGATTCGGCGAGCCGGTTGTACCGGATCTCCGCCAGCTTGGGGTCGTTGCGCAGGATCGCGACGAGGTTGTCGAGGCTGTCGACGTACGCCCCCGACCTGTTGGTCTCGAGGTCTTCCATCCAGTCGACGGCTTTGGCGACGTCGTCGGGTGCGGGGGCGTCGCCGAACTCTTCCGCGGCGGCGGTGACCCGCTCGGTGGCCAGCAGTCGGGCGACCTGCTTGTCGGCCTGCGCGAGGTCGGTCATCGCCCGGTACGACGGCAGCTTGTGGGTCGGTGTGCCGGCCTTGGCGTCTTCGTCCCAGGTGCCGTAGCGGTGGATGCGGACGAGGTCGAAGGCGTTGAGGAGTTGTCCGCCGGCGGGGTCGGTGCCGTGGTGGGAGTAGGCGAAGCGGTCGTCGTAGGTCTGGACGCCGGCGGTGGATTCGCCGGCGATGAAGGTGAAGCGGCCGCCGGTGGTGGGTTCGTAGACTTCGGGGAGGAAGGTGGTGATGGCGGTGGCGATGGGGTAGGTGCGGCAGAATGCGCCGACGAGGCCGGGCTTGTCGAGGGGGTCGGCTTGCTTGTCGGCCCGGGATCGCAGTGCTTCGGCCTGCCTGCTGGAGGTGGGCCAGGTGCTGATGTCGCGCCAGTCGTCGTAGCGGGCGAGCTGGGCGTCGGGGTCGAGCCAGGGGCCCGCGTGCTCGCGGTAGACGTATTCGCCGTCGATGGGCCTGGAGGGCCAGTACATCAGGCGGTGCGGTTCGTAGGTGCTGTCGTCGCAGTAGTCGATGCCGATGTCGGCGGCGATGCGGCGGGCGACGGCGGCGTACTCCTCGGCGTCGATGTCGCGGCCCAGCGGCACGATCAGGCGCAGCCGCGGCGCCTCCGGGGTGTGGGAGTGCGTGGAGTAGACGGCCCATTCGCAGGGCAGGAGCCGGGGTAGTTCGTCGACCAGCCCGACGGGCGGGGTGTCGAGGTCGAGGGCGAGGATGGAGCGGCCGAGGACGTTGCCGTTGCGGCGGCGTCCGTTGGCGAGGTGGCCGCCGACGAATCCGCCGACGTCTTTGATGTCGCCCTGCTTGGCTTTGGGCATGTTGTGGTATTGGGCGACGGTGGTGTGGCTGATGACGGGGTCGCGCAGGTGGTTGCGCAGGGTGTCCCAGTCGATGATCGCGTTTTCCCACAGTGCGGTGAGACGCGATGGGGCGGTGGCGATTTTGAGTTCGCGACTCATGCGGGTCAGTCCTTTCGGTAGGTGGCGCAGTCGTAGCCGTCGGCGGCCAGAGGCAGCCCCTCGGCCCAGGCGGGGGCCTGGGCCATCAGTTCGCTGATCTCCTCGACGGTGGTTTCGGGTGGGGCTTCGACGACGATCTCGTCGTGAACGTGAAAAACGATGCGGTGGCCGGCGTCGGCGACCACGCCGAGGGCGTGGGCCAGGAGGTCGCGGGCGACGGCCTGGGTGATGTTCTCGGTGAGCTTCCCGCCGTAGGTCTCCTCGGTCTGGAATTTCCGGTTCATGCCGATGCCCTTGAACTGCACCGAGGGCTTGCCGAACCTGTTGGTGCCCAGCCGGGCGCCGGGGTAGACCAGCGTGCGGCCGGACGGCAGGGTGATGGTCAGCGCCCCGGAGCGCATGCGCAGTGTGACGGCGCGGACCCGTTGGGGCCGTCCGGTGCGGATCGCGTCGAGGGCGGCTTGGTCGATGCGCCACCAGTAGTCGACGACGTGCTTGTTGGCGTCGCGCCAGGCGTCGACGATCGGTTGGAGCTCGTGTTCTTCGATGCCCATGCGCAGTGCGCCCATGGCGCGCATCGCGCCGACGCCGCCTTGGTAGCCGCAGGCGAGGACGGCGATCTTGCCCTTCTGCCTCAGGTCGGCGTTGGGGCCGTGTTTGCCGACGGGGACGCCGAACATCGCGGAGGCGGTGACGCAGTAGAGGTCTTCGCCGTCGGCGAACGCGTCGAGCGTCTTCTGCTCCCCGGCGAGCCAGGCGAGGACGCGGGCCTCGATGGCGGAGTAGTCGGCGACGATGAACCGCATGCCCTCGGCGGGGATGAAGGCGGTGCGGATGAGCTGCGACAGGGTGTCGGGGAGGTTGTCGTAGAGCATTTCGACCGCCTGGTGGTGGCCGCCGCGGACCAGTGCGCGGGCTTCGTCGAGGTCGGGCAGGTAGTTGCGGGGCAGGTTCTGTACCTGGATGAGGCGTCCGGCCCAGCGGCCGGTGCGGCCGGCGCCGTAGAACTGGGCGAGGCCGCGGGCCCGCCCGTCCGCGCCGACTACGTTCTGCATGGCCTCGTATTTTTTGGTCGACGAGCGGCTCATGTCCTGCCGGAGTTCGAGGACGCGGCGGGCGGTGCCGGTGGCGGTGGCCAGCGCGTCGGCGACGTCCTGCTTGGCCATCGACGCGACGTTCACGCCCTGCTCCCCCAGCCACCGCTGTAGCTGGGTTGGGGAGGCGGGGTTGTCGAGGCCGGTGAGCTCGCGGGCTTCGTCGATGCAGTGGGCGCGGTAGGTGTCGTCGGCGTCGATGGCGGCCGCCGCGAGTTCCTGGTCGATGCGGATCCCTCGGTCGTTGATCCGCTGATCCACCGCGTACTCGCCCCACACCTGACGTGGCAGGGGCATCGCGTCGAGCTTCCGGCGAATTGCCGACTCGACTTCGACGTCGCGGCGGCAGTACTCGATGAAGTCGGCCCACTTTTCGGGGGCGGATTCGGGCAGGTTGCGGTGCTGCAGGCCCTCGGCGTCGAACAACTGCGGGGCGTCTGCTTTGCGGCCGCGGGTGGGAACGCAGAAGAACTGGATCAGCTCTTTGCCTTCGGCGATTTTCTGCTCGTCGAGGTGGAGGGCGGCGCCGGCGTCTTTGAGTGCTCGGGGCAGGCCGAGGGCTGAGGCCCAGACCATGGTGCATTCCCACCCGGCGGGGTCGAGGTACTCCCCCGCCGACAGTCGCCCGGCCTGGTGGAGCCAGCGGGACAGGACGACTCGCTCGAACTGGGCGTTCCATGCGCGTTTGGTCACCGCCGGGTCGGTCAGGGCGTCGATGACGTCGTCGGGGACGTGCTCCCCGGTGGCGGTGGAGACCACGTGGACGGGGCCGTCGTCGACGGCGTAGGCGAACAGCAGCAGCTCGAAGTCGGGGTCTGCGGCGTAGCGGTATGCGCCGCCGCGGGCGATGTTCGTGCCGGAGTACGTCTCCACGTCCAAACTGAGGGTCTTCACGGGGTCTCCTGGTGGTGCTTTGGGAATTAGGTGAGCCCCGCCGGTGCGGTTGTGCACTGGCGGGGCTGTGGCAGCGGGCGGGTTAGTCGAGGAAGCTGTCGCCGCCGCCGTCGAACGGGGCCGGGTCGGCCTTGGCGAACTCGACGGCGCCGAAATCCGACTCGGCGGAGGGGCCGCCGGCCAGGCGCTCACCGTCGGCGAGCTTCTGGATGTTGCCGAGCCCCGCGCCGACGCCGCGGTTGCCGGACGCGGAGTAGGCGAAGAAGGTGACGGTGGCGCGGGCGTAGCAGCCGGAGTAGATCTCCTCGGGGTCGATGATCGGCTGGACGTTCTGGTCGACGACGCCGGGGCGGGTCTTGCTGTTGGCGTTGATGAAGTAGTGGCCGGCGTACTCTTCGGCGTCGCGTTCGGTGTCGCCGTCGCGCAGCGGCAGCTTGAGGGCGCCGCGCGGGGGCATCTTGCCGCCGAACTTGCCGATCCCGGCCTGCAGGGCCTCCTCGATGGCGGCTTCGACCTTGGCGATGGTGTCGGTGTCGGTCTTGGGGATGAGCAGGGCGACGGAGTACTTCGGGTCGGAGCCGTTGATGGACTTCGGTTCGAAGATGTTGACGTAGGAGAGGCGGACCTTGCCGGTCATGATGCGGGTGGACATGTGTGGTTCCTCCTTGGAACGTTGGTTGGGTGCCGGTGAATCGTCTCGACCAGCGGCGGGTGTTGGGTTAGGCCGACGCGAAGTCGTCTTCGGCGGTGTGGGTTTCCAGTGCCGGGCGCCGGTCGCCCTCGGGCACCAGCGTCGGCTTGCCGTCGGGCTTGGTGATCAGGTCACCGAGCACCTCGTCGAAGGTCTTCTTGCCCATGAGCTTCTGCATGGCGGTGATGCCGATGAGGCGGCGGGCCCACACGTCGGAGTAGCCGGCGGCTTCCGCGGCCTTCGCGACAGCAGCCTCGTCGGCGTACTTGCGCACCGACCGGCCGGCGACGAGCTTCAGCCCCGGCCACTGGTGGCCCTGATTGATCGTCGCCGACGCCGCGTGCGCCTCCACGGCCTTGAGCCACTTGGTGATTTCGGGGGCGCGGAGCACGATGTCGGCGATCTCCTCGTCGGTCAGTTCGACGGGGTCGGCGAACTCGTGTCGGGCGATGGTGAGGTTCTCCTCGGCGCGGGCTCGGCAGGTGGCGCGGAGTTTGCAGAACCCGCAGTGGTCGCCTGCGGCGAAGTTGCCGTCGCCGTTGGCGGCCAGGGCGGCGGCGGGTTCAACGGTGGTGCGGGCCCAGTCGGTCAGCACCGCCACCCCCAGCGTCTCGGTGGAGATGTTGTGGCGGCGGGGCTGGTAGATGGTCATCCGGATGGTGTGGATGTCGTAGAGCATCCCGAACGCGCCGAGTGCACCGAGGGCATACAACCTCAGCTGCGGGTTGCCGGTGGCGTCGACGGCGACGCCCTGCCCGTACTTCAGGTCGATGATGTCCATCGTCCCGTCGGCGATGATGACGGCGTCGCAGGTGCCGAACCCGCCGGGGACAATGTGGGAGAAGTCGACGCGTTGCTCGATGAACAACTCCGCCCCGGGCGTTTCCTCGAGGATGGTGAGGACGTGGTCACGGTAGGCGTCGGTGAGCTCCTCCATCTCGTCGTCCTGCCACTCCGACGTCGGCCGCTCGCTGCGCTGCTTGAGGGCGCGTCGGAGCTTGTGCTCGGCGAGCTCGTGGGCGGCGGTGCCCTGCCTCGAGGCGTCCGACTCGGTGTCGGGGAGGTCGGCTTCGAGGAGCGCCGAGGGTGGGCAGGCGATCCAGCGGGCGGCGCCGGAGGCGGAGAGGACGGCGTGGGCGCGGTCGGCGTGGCCCTCGGGCGGCGGGATGGTGGGCGGCGTGTCCGGTTCGGGCTCGGCGGCGGCGAGGCGTCCGAAAGACTCGACCTGCTCGAAGGGCACGCGGGTCTTCGACGGCGGCGCGGAGGCGTCGTTGAGCGCGACCGATTTCTTGTTGAGCTCGGGGCGCATTCGCCACACGTCGCCGTTGCGGGTGCGGACGTGGGTCACGTCCATGGCGGTGATCTTCTCCTGGAGGGCGGTCAGTTCGGAGGGCTCGATCGGGAACGCGTGCCAGACCAGTGCCCGGTAGAGGTCGGCGGCGGTCATGCTGCGATCCCGTCGGCGTCGGCGAGCAGCCCCGGGTAGTCCTCGGGCGCGATGTCGGAGAGCTTGGCGACGCCGCGGCCCTGGATGAGCTGCTGCACTTGGGCGGTGTGGCCGGCGGCGGAGAGGGCGGCGAGTTTGGCGCGGACCTGCTCGAGCGACACCGGCTCGGGCTCGGTGGCCTGGTCGGTGGTCGGCTCCGCTTCCGTCGGCTCCGGGGTGGGTTCGACGGGGTCGGGGGTCGACTCGGTCGGCGCCGCGGTCTCCGTCTCCACGTCGGCGGCGGGCTTCCTCGGGTCGATGTCGTCGGGCTTCTGCCGTTCCATGGTGGCGGTGGGCAGGAGGTCGATGGGTTCGTCGGCCTGCTGGTAGGCGTGGAGGTCTCCGGCCTCCTCCGCCCAGTCGAGCAGTTCGGCCTCCATCTGGTGGATGGCTTCCCGGGCCTGGGACAGGCCCTGGAGGGTGGTGGTGAAGGCGTCGCGCAGCTGCGCGATGCGGTCAATCGGCGTCATGGTGATCGATCTCCTAGATGAAGTAGTGGTCGGAGCAGCGGCGGGCGATGATCCGGTAGGTGTGCTCGGGGTACTGGGAGCCCAGGAGGTTGGCTTGGTACTGGGCGGCGCCCAGGTGCGGTGTCCACTGCTGGTCGTCTGCGATCCAGCACAGGCCGTCGTGGCCGTCTTCGGGGTTGGTGCAGAAGACGGCGTACTCCAGGTGCTCGTCGTCGCGCAGCGCGGTCACAGGTAGCTCGCTACGAGGATGGCGACGGCGGCGATGGCAGCGAAGGCGATGACGGCGAGGTAGGGCCAGGGGCCCGGGTCGTCGTCATACGGCGCACCATGGAGAAGCTTGTAGGAGTCGGGGAAATCAGGATCGGTCATGGCGTGTCCTTTGCGTGGTGGCGTACCCATTCGGTGATGGGGTGGCCGTCGAATGTGGTGTGGCCGTCGTGGACGGCTTGGGCGATGTCGATGAATTCTTGGCGGCACACGTGGTCAAGCTCGGCCCAGGTGCGGCGGGTGTAGCCGGGCATGCGGGCGCGCCAGACGCGTTGCTCGTAGGCGTTGTGCAGGCGCTTCGCGGAGGCGATGGCGTTCACGGTCTGCCCCACAGGAAGCGGAAGGCGCGGCCTTCCATCCGGAAAACAGCGCCGTACAGGTAGTGCTGGAGGGTCACAGCAGCCCCGCTGCCACGGCGCGCGCACGGACCACCCGGGCGGGCAAGTGGTAGGCGTTGGCCAGGCGGCCGACTGCCCCGTCGATGCCGAGCACGCTGGTCATGTGCGGCCACTCCTCGGCCAGCGTTTGCTCGGTGAGCACCGGCAGCGGTGCGGTGGTGTCTGGGGTGATCGCGAGGATCCGCGACGCCGTGTCCACCGCAGGGGCCCTGAGCCCCTGGGCGTACCTCGACATCTGCGACGGGTGGATCGACGCCAGGTGGCAGATCCGCGGTTTGGTCATGCCGGCGGCGGTGAGCTGGTCGATGTGGGCCAGCACCTCCGCGGTCGTCGGGGTGCTCATCGGCCCCACCCCGCGTCCAAGGCGGCGGCGAGGTGCTGATCGGCCTGGTGCCCGATCCACAGCACCGCCGCGCACGCGGCGATGGTGATCACCACGATCTTTGTGATCGTCCACCAGCGGGGCGGCGGGGGTGGGGTCAGGTCGTCCAGGACGCCAACCGCGCGCATGAGCTCCAGCTCGTCATCGAAGATTTCGAACTTCATGCTGCGACCTCCTGGTTCGTCATCCATGCGTCGAGGTCGGTGCGGCGGGCGCGCCAGCCCATGCCGAGGTGCTTGGTGGCGGGCAGGCGGTTGGTCTCCCGGCGGGCCATGCGGGACAGCTGGGAGGCATCGATCCGCAGGTACTCGCAGATCTCGGGGCCGGTCATGTACGGCTCGGGCACGGTGCTCATCGGGACTCCTGGAACTTCTTGGCGCGCGCGGTGGCTGCGTCGACGAAGCCGATGAGCGTGTGCAGCTCGACGTGCTCGGCGTCGGTGGCGGCCATGGTCAGGGCGCAGTGGATGTCGGCGCCGTCGTAGTTGCAGGTGCGCGACAGGATGAGGATCGACCCGATCAATCTGTCGAGGGCTGGGGTAGGATCCATGGTGATCTCCTTTGGTAGGGATTCATCCGCCCCGCGTGCTGTTGCAGCAGCCGCGGGGCTTTTACGTGGGTGTGCGCAGCTCGCCGGCCCCTGCAGAAAGGGTGGAGCCAGGGGCCAGAAATGGTCCGCTTGACGGCCACCGAGATGGGCCGCTTGACGCACGTTGGGTAGGGGCGGGGGCCAGGTGCCACGGGGTGTGGCTGGTGTCCTGGTGAGAAAGAGAGGACTCCTTATCTGGTGGTCCCCCGCCCCTGGTGCCCCGTCTCGGATCTGATCCGTGCCCGGCCATGCCGGGTGATGGGGCTTGGTATTTGTCTGTGCGCTCAGCGGTTGCCTCGCAGCGGGCGCGACCCCGTGCGGTTCCGTCGTCTCCTCGCGGTCATGGGCGGCCATGGGAAAGCTGGCTGGCCTCGGGCGGGAGTAAATGACGCTGAGCGCGTTTCCCTATTCAGTTCCTCAAAAATCGCTGCTACCTGCTCACGCCCCAGGAGCTGGGCGCCGGCACTTGGTGCCGGGGTCGGGCCGCGCTAGGCGGCGGGGGTCTCCGCTTCGACGCGGACGGTGTGGAACAGAGCGTCGAAGGGCACTCCGAAGCTCAGGCATGCGCCAGCGACGAACCCGGCGGACACGTTCTCGCCGTCGATTGCGCGGCGGTAGGTCTGCCGCGAGCAGCCGATTCGGCGAGCAGTCTCGGACTCGTTCAGTCCGTGGATTTCCGTCAAGTTCTTCATGCGGTCCGTGCGGACCCTGATCGCGTTGGTCATTGGTTCACCTCCTTGCTGGCGTGGTTTCATAGTGAACCACAGCGGTGGGGTTGTAAACCAGTTACCCCTAATCGGGGTGGTTTATAGGCAATCCATGCAGGTGAAAAGGCGCTCACGTGGTTCATTCCTGTACCATTCGTGGCATGGAAACGATTAACGACTGGGTGAACGAGGCAACGGGCGGCGACTCTTGGCGCGCCATCGCCGCCCGCCTCGACACCACTCACCCGACAATCCAGCGACGACTGCGCGATCAGCCCGCCGACGCCATCCACGCGATCGCCAACGCCTACGGCGTCAACCCCATCCCCGGTTTCATTGCCGCCGGCATCATCACGGAATTCGACCTTCGCCAGTACACCAAGGGCGCGGCCATCGAGGACTTCAGCGACCTGGAGCTCGCGCAGGTCATCGTCGAGCGTCTTCAGACGCGCGAAGCGGAAGACCTTTCGAACGTCACCGAGTTCCCCTCCCCCGGCATCCGCGGCGTCGGACATGATGACCTCCCATCCGTGGCGGACAGCAGCCCGGACGAAGACGAGGAGGGCACCGATTTCGACTGACGACCTGTACACGCTCGCCGCCGCGCTCGGCGTCACCATCACCGAGCACACCGGCGGCCCGAAGGGCCGCTACGTGCACCGGGCCCGGACGATCAGCCTCCGGCGCGGCCTGCTCTACCGCGAGCACCGTTGCACGTTGGCGCACGAGCTCGCGCACGCCATGGCCGGCGACGAGCCCACGGGCATCGACTGGGCCGACGCCCGGATGGAACGCGCAGCCGACGTCACCGCCGCCCGGTGGCTCATCTCCCCCGACGCCTACGCCGCGGCGGAAGCGCTCTACGGCCCCCACCCCGGCGCCATCGCCCGCGAGCTCGGCGTCACCCTCCACATCCTCCAGGTGTGGCAATCCCTCTACGAAAGGACACGAGCAGCATGACTACTCGGCGTATACGAGGCCCACTCGCAGCTTTGATTCTCGGTGTGTCTCTTGTCCTGGGCGCCTGCAATTCCGGCCCAGACGATCAGGACGAGACCGGCGCCGCCTCAGCGCCAGCTAATGGCCCAATCGTTGTCGAAGACATCGAGTTCCAAGAGACGGACTTCGACAGCGACCTACCCGAACGGAACGGCGGGATCAGGTGTTCAGACTCACGGATAGTCGAGGTCAACGGAACTTCGTACACGCTACATTCTGTCGCCTGGGCTGCCGACGGTGATGAGTCTCGCGCCAGTTGGTTTATAGCTCCCATGAAGCCGGGATCTTCCAGCCTTGAGTTTTCGGTTAGTTATCCGGATTCTCAGGTCCTGGTCTACTCCAGTCCGGCGATTCACGAGGATTGGAGCGTATTCCTTCTCGACAAGAACGATCGCGTCGACGCGATGCCCACCGAGATGGACTACGTGCCGAGCCAGGCGCTCCGAATGGTCACACTCCCAATCGCGCCCGAATTGACCGCTGAACTCGGTCAGCCGATCCGGATGTCCGCGACGATGAACGGTCAACTTCTCGGCGAGTGTGAATTGCAGTAATCGTTGCCCGAAACGACAAACCGGCCCACGCCGCACGCCTTGGACAGCATGCGCGGCGGGGCCGGAGCGACCGCCCCAACAGGGGGCAGCAAGGATGAGATTACCGTGAGCGTTCAGCGACGAGAGCGAGGTGGGCGCGTCCGGTGGATCGGCCGCTACCGAGGACTCGACGGCAAGGAGCGAAGCCGGAGTTTCGAGAAGCGGCGCGACGCCGTCACCTGGGTCGCGGAGAAGAAGCGAGACCTCCGCCGGGGCGACTGGATCGACCCCGCCGAGCAGAAGATCACCATCGGGGAGCTCGCCCGCGAGCGCACGATGATGGCGCGGACGACGAACACGAAGGCGACACGCCGCTTCTTCGAGGCGAACCTCGGCCCGCTGGAAGGCGCCGCGATCGGCACGGTACGTGCCTCGCACATGCGGGAGTGGCACACGATGCTGCGCAACGGAAGGCCGTGGCAAAGCGGCTCACTGTCGCCGGCGACCATCGATGGCCTGACGGTGCAGATGCGCACGCTGATGAAGCAGGCCGTCGCGGACGGCCTGATCTCACGCTCGCCGGCGGCCGGTCTTGAGCGTGTCGGACGGGATGTCGTCGTCATACCGAGGGACATCCCGACACCGGCGGAGGTCGGTGCGCTGATCCGCGCCTTCGAGACCGGGATCCGCGCCCCCGAGCCTCTGGTGCCGCAGTACCGGCGCGACGGCCGGCGGAAGCCCCGCGGGTGGTTGCTGAAGCCTGCCCCGTGGATGGCGCGGGCCGTGCGACTGGCGATCGCCACGGGCATGCGGCCGAGCGAGGTCGCGGGTATGCGGGTGAGGTCGCTCGACCAGCTGACGGGATCCGTCGATGTGGTTGAGCAGGCGGCGCGGCACAGCACCGAGACCGTCGAGCTGAAGACGGAGGCGTCGCGCCGTTGGCTGCCGGTTGACGCGGAGACGCTGCATGTGCTCGTCGACTGGGCGCAGGATCGTGACCTCGGCCCCGACGCCAGGCTCTTCCATGTGCGCGGCGGCAATCCGGCGACCGCGGAGGCGATCGGCCGGCTGATGCGGTCGGCGGTCGATGCTGGGGTGTGGCGCGGGGGGATGACGTTCCACTCGCTGCGGCATTTTCATGCGTCGGCGCTGATTGCGGCGGGGCTGGATGTCGCCGTGGTGTCGCGGCGCCTGGGGCACGAGAACATGTCGACGACGCTGGAGGTGTACACGCACCTGTGGCCGGGGAGTGAGGAGCGGGAGCGGGAGGCTGCGACTGCGCTCGTGCGGGACGTATGCGGGACAGGAGGGCGCGGCGAGGGCTCCGACTCGGGGTCTGTGCAGGTCAGCTAGGTGGTGGCACTTGGGCGCGGCATTGCGTCGTCGAATGGTGCGGCGCTTCGCGGGGGCTGGGGGGAATCTGTTTTGGCTGGTAGGCGGCCATTGCCTAATACTGCTCGGCTTGCTGGGCCTGCTGTTTTTGCTGGGCTCGCACGGCTAGTGCGGGACCAGTGCGGGACCGGCCCCCTCCCCTCTGCCCCGGCGCGGTCCCGTCGGGAGGGGGTGCGGGGGCGCCGGGGCGTGGCCGCCGCCCGGTGAGCCAATGAACGGGGCGCGCGGCCAATGGTGACGGTAACCCCGCGGCACGGAGTCTGCGCGACAGGCAGGCTTCAATGTTAACTACGTCACATTCACTCTACTTCGCTTCACAACTGGCGTGCATGTATGTACACTAAGGGTGAAGGCAAAAGAGAAACGACGAAAGGCAAGACGATGACCGCGAACACCACCACCATCAACGGCACCGAGTACAAGGTCTCCGTCTTCGGCAGCATCGACATCACCGCCGACTACTACATCAAGTACGCCGAAGAGGTCCGCACGCGCCGCGGCATCCTCAAGCAGCGCGCCGGCTGGAACGTCTACCACAACGAGGGCTCCTCCCCGATGTCCGAGCACGGCGAAGACCAAGCCGCCGCCGAAGAATCCGCCCGCAAGCTCCAGGCCGCCCGCGACGAGCGCGCCGCCGCCAAGCAGGCCAAGCAGGCCAAGGCCGACGCGGCCGCCGCCGAGCGCGAGCAGCTCACCGCCACCAAGGGCCCGCTGGCCACCCCGCGCCAGATCGACTACATCATGACCCTGCTGGCCCAGGGCCGTCACCACGAGGGCGGCTTCTACACCGGCCCCACCACCCACGACGGGATCGCCAAGCTGAGCAAGGCCGAGGCGTCCGCCTACATCACCTCCCTCAAGGGCACCTACTAATCCCCCGACACCCCCCAGCCGCTGGCCGCGAGGCGCACCGGCACCCACGAAAGGACACCACCATGCGCGACACGATTACTGAGGCCCGCAAGCTGCTGGCCGTCTTGGGCTGGACGTACGGCATGCCCACCACCCGAGGCAATTCCGCCGGCTGGTCGACCACCGTCCCTCTCGTCTCCGATGCACCGCTGGCTGACGTCGCCGACGCGGCGGCCGTGGAGAAGGCGGAAGCCTACGGCATCGACACCAATGGCCCTGACCGCGGGCGGCTGCGGGTCACCGCGCCTACGGGGTCGTCGTACTTCCAGGGCATGGCCCCGCTGGTGTGGGCGGATATCCAGGTCGCCGGGCTCGATGAGCACCTGCGGATCGACTACGACGGGGAGGTGCCGCCGCTGCCGGAGGCCGAGGTGTGCACCATGCTGCGCGCGAATGCGGCGGAGCGTAGGCGGTTGCTGGCGCTGCGGATCACCGCGATCCAGGATGCCCGGGGCTCCCGGCCGGTGGAGCACATCGCCGCTGCGGCCGGGGTGAGCAAGCCCGCGATCTACAAGATCTACAAGCAGACCCCGGAGCAGTCGGTGCGGGTGCCCGGCGGGGACGTGCTGGCCGTCATCCGCGACACCGTCGCCGCACTGGACTCGGCGGAGGATGAGCGGCGGGCGCTGGCACGTCGCGCCCACGGTGAGGGCGTGTCGGTGGCGACGATTGCGCATTTCGCCGGGGTGAGCGTCCGCACGGTGTACACGCTGATTGGGGAATGAGAAAAGCGCCCGGCCCCTGGTGAGGGCCGGGCGCGTGCCCCGCTGGCGCGGGGAAAATCAAGCCGGATTCGCGGAACGAAACAACAGCAAACGGCTCATCCCCGCTGGCGCGGGGCGGAGGCGAGCGCGTGGCAGTAACGCCGAAGCCACAAACGGCTCATCCCCGATGACTCGGGGCCTACCAGCCACCATACGCCAAAAAGGCCCCCACCATGACGGTGGGGGCCCTCGTGTTTACGGCTCCTGGTCGATGACGTGCTCGCCGTCGGGCTCGTCGCTGATGTCGTCCCGCCGCAGTGGAAGCTCCGGCCGATGCCGCAGCACCTCCGGGATCAAGATCTTCGGCACCGGCGGCAGCGCGTCCGGACGTGTCGGGTGAAAGCTCACGGTGAATGCCTCACGGTCGGCGATGTGGACGATCGCCACATCGTGTCGGGTGGTCACCGCCGCCAGCCGCTCATCGGTCAGCGTCAGCCGGCGGCCCATGTCATCCTGCCCTGCGCGCATCCTGTCCATCTCCAGCTCCATGCGGGCCATCGTCTCAGACATGACGCCCACGGCCCCGCGGCTGGCGTTGACCGCGGACTCTTTCGCGTCCTCGCGGATCTTGTCGCCTTCGGCGCGGAGCTTGTCGCGTTCCGCGCGCAGCTTCACCCATGCGATGGCTGCAATGGACGCCGTGGACAAGGTGCCGATCAGCGCGACGATTTCCGCGAGGCCCACTGATTCGAGCACTCGAAGCATGCGGCTACTCCCCTGCGCGGTGTTCGCCGACGTAGTGGTCGCCGGTGGTGGCGGCGGCGGTGCCGATGCCGAGGACGGGGGCGACGGTGGCGAGGATCGTTTCCCATTGGGCGTCGGTGCCGTAGCCGAGGTATGTGGCCAGTACGGTCAGCGCGGCGGCGAGGCTGTAGAGGGCCATGCGCCACGGGGAGTCCGAGTGGATGACTGCGAAGGCGAGGGTGACGACGGCGGTGGCGACACCCACCACGGCGGGGGCGGCAGCGTCATCGAGGACGCCCCACGACACGAGGGCGGTGACGAGTGCGGCGGCGATGGCGTAGAACGTGGCGCGGGAATTGGCGGGGATGGTGTCGCGGATGTGGTCGAGCATGTGTGCCTCCTTGGGGCATGAAAAAGACCGCCCGGGGTTCGGGCGGTCGTGGTTGTCGATGTCCTCCACCGGGTGGTGGAGGGTTAATGCTGGTGGGCGTGTGTTTCGGGGCCGTGCGGCGGGGCGCGTTCCGGGCGGGGGTATGGCACGTTTCACGATGTTTCGCCACTCTGGGGGTGGTTGCGAATGGTGCCAACCCTCTGACCTGGGATGATAACTTCCGGGCCGGGGGCCATGCATAACCCGGGCGGCTTCGCCACCACGGGGGTAGCATGTCCGCCCGTCGTGTTTTTCGCGGCCCGTGCCTGGTCAGGCCGGGTTTCCGCCCGACCCCGGGGTAGACGACCTCCCCGCGACGGCACCCTGGGACCCGAACTGGAGAATGTCGGGCAGTCGGTCGCCGAGTGGGTAGGACCAGCCGGGTTGGGGTTACTTGGGGTCGCCGGCGGCGGCGTCGCCAATCAGCGGGGACTTGAAGCCGTCGATGCCGAGCTTGTCGCCGATCGCGGCGATGGCGTCGACGAGGGTGCGGTTGCCGAGCTGCGGCCAGCCGGGGAAGGTGCCCGGCGCGCCGGGGCCGGCGAGTTGCTCGTAGATGAGCTGGTCGCGGTCGGCCTGCGGGGCGGTGGTGTCGGGGACGATGGTCGGGGGCACGGGGGCGGGCTCCTTCTCCGGGGCGGCGGGCTTATTTATCTCGGCAGCGCGACGCAGAACCACGTCGTAGGGGAAGTGGTAGCCGGGGTCCCAGTGGTCGGTGTTGCCCCATACCTGGGCTTCGAGGTGCCCGGCGACGCCGTGCTTGCCTGCCCCGAGTTCGGCGCGGGACAGCTTGACCAGGGGAATCTGGTACTTCTTGGACCAGTGGGCGATGACGCGGGCGACGCCCTCCAGCATCTTCGGCTGGGCGAGCCACTGCTCGCGGGTCATTTTCGCCTGCGCGACGCAGGACACGTGGAGGGCGATGTCGTTGCCCTTGTTGCCCGTCGACCAGGTCTGCCAGTCGTCGGTGTTCGCCATGGTGATTTTGCCGGTGGCGTCGACCAGCCGGTGGTAGGAGCCGGACTGGGTGCGGACCTGGTAGTCGATGATGTTGCGCGACGGGGTGCCGGGGGCATTCTCCGTGGTGTGGACGATGATGATCTTCTTCGGCAGTGGTGTCGGCCGGCCGAATGGGATGAGGTGGTGGAGGTCGATGTCGACGGCGTTGTCCGTCATGGTGGTGTCCTTTTCTCCGGGCCAGCGTGCGCCGGTGAGTTTTTTCATGGGGTCGAGTCGGTCGGGGCCGGGTGGGGTCCAGGTGTAGCGGTGCCATTCGAGGTGGAGGTGGGGGTCGACGCCGCCGTTGGTGGCTCGGTTGGGGTTGATGTGGCCGATGCGCTGGCCTTCCTTCACCTGCTGGCCTGCCTTCACCTCGGGGATGATGTGGCCGTAGATCGTTTCGCCGCCGCCGTTGGTGGCGGGGTGGTCGATGCCGACCCATTGGCCGAAGCCCGACGCGGGGCCGGAGCGGGCGACGGTGCCGTCTTTGACGGCGTAGACGGGGCGTCCACCGGAGCCGCCCGGGGCACCGAAATCGACGCCCCAATGATGGGTGCCCCACCGGGGGCCGAAACCGGACGTGACGTAGAAGTCTTTCTCCACGGGCATGGTGACCATGACGTGCTCCTTTCATGCGGAAGCCCCGCACCGTGTGGTGCGGGGCGGGGTTGGTGGTCAGGCGGGTTGCCAGAGGGCGGGGACGTTGGGTGGCTCCCACCCGGTCTGGGAGGTGTGTGCCTGGACGACTCGGTACGTCACGCCGTCGTGGGTGACGAGGTGCCCGACGGGGTACGCCACGCCCGGCGCCCACGCGGGCACCTCGGGCTCGGAGTCGACGGGCGGGGTTTGCCCATCCGCCGGCGGCTCCGGCTCGCGCAGCTCTTCCCACGTCGGCACCGGCCCATCCGCACCCGGCTCCCACACATTCACCTTCGGCAGGATGTTGCGCCAGCGCCGCCCGGCGTGCGCGACGACCGCGCCCACCGGCCACGCATCAAACGCCCCCAAAGGCTGGCACCACACCGGGGTGCCGTCGTCGGTGGTGTCCGGTGGATTCGCCGCGTGGTACTCCTGCGCCGCCGAGTCGAGGGCCTCCTCGACCGCCGGAGCCGCGTCCCTGCGGGCCTTCTCATCGAGCACCGCACGCCGCAGCCTACGGAACTCCTCGTCCGACAGGGACTGCAGGTCGAAATTAGGCATCGGGGACCGTCCAGTCTCCCGGGTTCTCCGGGCGCGAGTCGAGCTTCGTCACCGACAAGCTTGAATAGAGTTTCCCACCATCCCACCGTCGCCACCTGGACGAATACGCACCCACGGCGATGGTCGTCCCGGCTTGTTCGATGATCATCGGGAAGGTCATGGTGTTCGAGACGCGGCCAGTTCCGCCGTCGCCCGTCATCACCGCTACCTGCCGCCCCGGAGTGCCGGGCGGGGGGTACTCCCACACGTTCAGCTCCGTGCGATCCTGCTGGCCAATTGCGTTCGTGGCGATGGTGGCGCGGCCCGTGGCTCGGACGCTGACCAGCCACAGCCCCGGCGCATCAACCTGAAGCCCCTTAAAAATGGGGTCGATCGAGACGCCCTTCATCGGCCCCACCGGGGCCGTGAAATCCATCGCCACGGAATTGACATTTCCGCCGTAGTTGCGGGGCTGATACGCCGCACCGTACCCGCGGACACCCTCCAGCAGTGCCAGCTGCTCCTCCGCCGACAGCTGCGACTCCTCCACGCCATCCAAGCGCTCGTTGACCGGGAAGATCAGGTCACGGATCGCGTCCCGGACCGGCACGTACTGACCCGGCAAATTCGCCGCATCCCGCACCGCGTCCGCGATGCCCGGCAGCAGCCCATCACGCACCGCATCACGCACCACCTCAAACCCAGGCAACCCCTCCCCACGCAAAGCGCCGGCAATGCGCGACAGCAAACCATCGCGCAAGTCCCGCTGCATCTTCTCGATGGCCTCATCGGCAGGCTTACGCATCTGCCGGCGAATCCGGTCCGCATTCCACTGGCGAAGGTCCTGAATCGAATCGAAGCGCGGAATCTCCGGCGGAATCATCGGCTCCGGGGCAGTCACGACGCACCACCACGACGCGCATCGATCGCCGCCTGCAGCACCGCGATCTCCTCATCGGTCATGCCGTCGAGGCTGACTCCACCGGCCAGCGAGTCCGGAGCGACGTCGGGCACCTGGCCCGGCTCACATTCGAGCCACTCGACGCCCAGCGGCGCCGACTCCGACACCGTGTCGTCCGGGCGGCGGTACAGCGTCTGCAGCTCCGGGTGGTGCCGAAACCCGATCTCGTGGAGGAATTCGGAGACGAACGTCGCAGAATGCATCGGCAGCGCAATCTGCGTTCCGCCGGCGTCGACGGGCATGCCGCACAGCGCCCACAGCACATGCTGCTTCGGGTCGTCCATGTCGGCGTTTTGCTGCTTCAACCAGGACATTTACTTGCTCACCCCTAGATCTTTCCACGCCTCGAAGAACAGACGCGATTGGTCGAGTAGCCGGGCGATCGGCGCTTGCCCCGTGCGGGGATCGCCGACCGTGAGGTCGTATCCAGGTGCAGCGTCGCGCGACCAGGCCAGGGTGATTTCCTGCACCTGCTCGACCACGATTCGGCCACGCACCGGCTTGAGCTCCACGCCGATGCGGTCGCCGAGCCAAAAGTGCCCGCGCCCCGGAGCCCCGAGGAGGTACGGGCCACCATCGCCGACCTGGATCGTGTACGACTCCCGAGACCTCGTCTCCCAGAAGCGCTGACGGAAGCCGACGACACCGGACAGCGCCCAGGCCGTTTCCATGCCCTGTGCCCAGTCCTCGAGGTAGTGGTGCTTGCCGAGTCGCATGGCCCGGATGGGGCTTTTCACCGACCCGAAAGCCAGGAAAACATCCTCGTAGAGCGGCGCCAGCGCCGTATCGGCGATGGAGCCGAGCGTGTCGAGGAAAAAGACGGCTCCGATCATGTTGCCGACGAGCTGCACCGTCATGCTGATGGTCTCGTTGACGCCTGGGGCGGACTTGCCGCCGCCCGTGATAGTCACCGCGGTGGCCGGCTCCCGGCGGTACTTGCCGTTGCGGATCGCGGTGTACTGGCCGTCGCGGAAGACGACCCACGGCTGCCGCGGTGCGGTGCCGAGCCACGTCGACACGGTGTACTCGGCAGGCTCCGCTGGTGACGCGATGACCGTGACGAGGTCATCGATGACGTTGTCGGCGAGCTTCGTGGCCGTGCGCAGCATGCCTCCGAAGATCGTGCCGCCGGTCGCGGTGCCCTCGAAGACGCCGGATTTGTCGACGATGTCCACGATGAGCTGCCCCGGTTTCATCGGCGCCAACCATCCCTTCGGCTTCGGTTGGCCGGGCAGCCACCGCCGGGTGGTGATCATCAGCCCGGCGTCGGCGAGAATCGGCCGCGCCAGCTCCATGAAGCTCTTCATGCGGGAGCTGATGATGCACCACTGCGACGAGTCGCCGATGATGCTGCCGGGCTCCACGACGACGGTCCAGTCCCACGGCAGGACGCCTTCCAGCCACGACACGGGGTCGAGCGGGTTGTCTGCGACCTGCCACAGGTTGCCGTGCAGGCGGTACAAGTTGAGCGCCAGCGTCATCTTCAGCGTGGTGATCGCCGGGCCCGCCAGCACGAAGCTCTTCGGGAACTGCGCCGCAGCTGGGGAAAACGGGTTCGGCCAGCAGCGGACGTGATCCAGTTCCGCGAGGTCGTGGAGGAAATCCAGGACGATGACGCGGGTGCCGTCGTCCAGGAAGCTGTACTCCACGCCGGTCATCCGCCCGGCCCACTGGGAGTCATCGCGGTCCATGATGACGTGGATGTTCTCGGTCTTGCGGCCGTGTACGTCAAGCGCCCACACCGCGAGGTGGTGCGCTTCCGGCAGCGTGATCGTCGCCGTCCCGGCCTCGTTGATGCGCCAGGTGAACTTGGAGTCGTACTCGCCGGCGACGCGTCCGCGGGCGTTGTAGTCGCCGTCGTAGAGGATCGTCACCGGCATTTGCTGGCGGCGAGCTGCCCGGGCCATTTTCTGGTTGAGGCATGCGTGGTAGATGCCTTCGAGTTGCTTCTCGAAGGCGTCGTCCCACGGGTACTCGGTGGCGCCGGGCACCGTGGTGGTTGGGGTCGTCATCTACAGCTCCATCCCGTAGGGGCGTGTCCACTGCATGGGCACGCGTACCTGCACGCCCGAGCCGGCCATGTTCGCCACGCTGCCCCACGCTTCGGCAATGAGCTGCCCCAGCGTCGGAATCGACAATGCGGCTTGCAGCGCGTCAACCCAGTCGCCGACGAAGCCGGGAAGCACCGCCCGAATGGCGGCGTCGATTTCCTGCGCCAGCCGCTCCGGCGTCCACGACAGCACCGTGTCCGGGCCGAGCGGCGCCAAGCGTTCCGTCATCTTCTCCGCGATCGCGACGAGAGCGTCGACCGGGATGTCGAAGGGGATGCCGAGCTGCGCCCACAGATTCGGTAGCCACGGCAGCGGGTTGACCGCCACCGGGATTTCCGTTGGCGGTGTCCACGGCGGCACCGGGTACACGAACGCCTGCCCGTTCATTCGCGCCCAGAACTGCGACCCGTCCGACGACACGACTTGTTCGGTCATCGGGTCGGTGTCGATCAGCAGGTTCTGGTGGGCGTTCTGGTGCGGCATGACGATGCGGCGCGCCCGGTGCTCGTAGCCCGGCCACCCTTCCCGATCCTCGAACGAATGATCGGGAAGAATCAGCGAAGCGGGCCCCACAGAAACGTACTTGACCCATGCTTGAGTATCCGTCGGATTCGTCACTGTGACGAAACCAGTGTAGTTAATTCCGTCGAACCGCCACACGTCCGTGGTGTCCTCCTGGATCCACATCGGGTTCCCGGCGCGAAGCGACAGCGCCATCTCCGTGTGACCGCCGGCGTGACCGCCCTCCTGCCCGAGCTTGACCTCCGGGGTCTGCGACAGGCGGCAGCGCAGTCGCCGCTCCCCCGAATCCGACCGGACGATGAGCTCCGAGTCCCGCTCGTACGACCACGCCCGGCGCCACAGCGAATCGGTGACCTGCCAGTCCCACCGGTCGTCATCCCAGATCCACAGCTTCAGCTGAAGATCGCGGGCGGCGTACCGGGCGGCCTGGTAGGTCGAGCCGATCTGCGTCGCGCTCGACTTCCAGATGGTCGACACGGGCGGGTCAATCAGCCCATCCGCTTCCGGGGCCAGGACAACTCCTCGGTTGCCACGCCCCGGGCCGGACAGGATCCACTCGGATCCATCGACACCACGGACGAGAATGCTGATCGGCTTGCGCTGCACAGCTCACCTCCAATCGGTCATCGCAGCGGCCCGAAGCCCTGGGCGTCGCGCCACTGCTGCTCCTTGAATCGACGCCAGGCGGCGTCCTCGTCGCGGTGGTTGAACTCGTAGTGGTTGTTCACCACCCGGGCGTCGCCGTTGGCGACTCCCGCTCCGACGAGCTCGCCCGGTGCGCGCTCGGCAGGCGCCGGGTTCGGGGTGCGGGCCGCGACGACCGGCATCTGATCCGCCGAGCCCGCGGCGTTGGCCGCACCCTCGGCGAGCGTGTTGATGCCGGCGTGCGCGACACGTCCCGCAGCGGCCGCGACCTCATCAACAGCCATGCCCGCCCAGCCCTCCGCCATGCCGATAGCCGCAGCCGCGGGGGCCGCGGCGGGGCCGAGCGTTCCGGCCGCCGACTTCGCCATCCCCGCGATGCCGGAGACCCCGGCCTTGCCTGCGGCAGCACCGGTGCCAATGACACCGTCGGCGACCATCCCGGCGACGTTGGCGCCGCCGTTGATGGCCTCGAGCAACGCCCGGTTGTCGCGCACCGCGCCGGCGTTGACGACGTATTCGCCGTTGGACAGCCATGCGCGGATCGCGTCATCGCGGGGGCCGCCTCGTCCGGAGACGTAGCCGCCCGACGCGTAGCCCGGTGCCGAGCCGAAGGTGCCGTACTGGTCCACCAGCTCCTCGGCGCGGCCCATGACGGGCTCGTACCGAGACGGGAACGCGCTGCGCTGCACCTTCTGTGCCGCCGCGCCGCGGCTCATTGACTTCCAGTCGAAGCCGACGAGCTCGCGGAAGAACATCAGCGCCGACTCGAAGGGGCTCATGCGCTGGGCGACGGTGCCCCACGCGCCGTTGTCGCGCTGCTGGAAAATGCCGACCGAGTCGTAGTCCGAGCCGATGCGGTCGTGCCGGAAGTTCAGCGACTCCGGCACCGCCCGATTGGCCCACATCAGGATCGGATCAGACGCCTCGACCAGCGAGGTGCCCGTTCCGATCACCGCGGCCTCGCGATCGAGGCCCTTGGACTGCGCCGCGCGGCTGATCTCCCGGACGAAGAACGGCATTCCCCAGTCCGGGCCCGCCGGCCCCGGTTCCGGGGCCGGCTGGGCGGCGTCCGACAGACCGGCGAGGTCACCGGCAGCATCGCCAGCGGTCGACGTCGCCGTGGTGGAGGTTCCGGACGCTTCCGCGCCGACGACCTCCTGAGAGGCCGCGTTGTCGCGCTCCTCCACGGCGATACCGACCGACCGCAGTGCCTGGAGCAGCGGCGGAATCTCGTCGGGCACGCCGAAGACGCTCAGCGCGTCCTTGACCTGCCCCGACACGATTGCCTTCGCCGACGATCCAGCGAGCTCCGACCACGTCGTTGGCGCGGACTCAGCCACAGCAGCCGGGCCCGCGCCAACGTCGGGGTTGGAGCCCGACGCGCCGGAGCCACCCGTGGTGGACGTGGCGTCGTCTACGGCCGGCATGCCCGACAGGTCACCGATGGCGGACGTCGCCGCGGCTTCCTGCGCGGACGACGTGGGAATCCAGCCCCAGTGGTCGAACTGCGGGTGATCCCACGCCACGGCGCCGCCACCGATCGCGCCGCCACCGTTGCCACCGCCCATCTCGACGTTCGTGCCGTCCGGCAGGGTGCCGGAGGTGTGGGCCATCGAGCCTCGGTTGTTCCAGCCCATGCGGAAGGACCCCTCCGGGCCCTTGCCGATGTGCCCACCGTTGGAGCGGATGTACTGCTCCTGCGAGTGCGTCGAGAACGCCCGGGGCCCGACCGGATTCTTGCCGATCGTGAAGTCGAAGATTCGACCCTGCGTCGAGGAGCAGTCGCCCCACGCGCCCGGCCCCGGGCTGTTGGTGTACGGCGCGCCTTGTAGGGAGCGGTCCATCGCGATGCCCGCGACGTTTTCGCCCTCCACGAAGCGACGTACCTCCGACGCCGTGCGCACCCCGCCGTCGGCGAACGCTTGCACCGCGCCACGTGCCGGGCCGAGGCTGCCCCGATAGGTCGACTCGACCGGCGCTCCGGTGCGCTTGTCGACCAGGCCCATGCCGAAAATGTCGGCGGTCTGGGCGAGGATCGCCGTCGACCGAGTGCGCTTCGTCGGGTGCAGCGGGATGTACGCTTCACCACCGGTTTCGTCCTCGGCCCACACGCGCCACGCCCCTGCCGGGGCGATCTGGGCGACGTGGTTCTCCTTGCGGCGGCCGCCGTTGGCGTACGACTCGAGCTGGGCGATGCCGCCCTGGGCGTAGGCGGTGATCCCGCCGTCGGCGTACCCGATGACGCCTCCACCGGCCAGGCCGATGAGCGACCCGATGGCGGAGAAGTTCAGCGTGTTGGAGATCCAGGACTTCACGCTGCTCCACGCGGCCTTCATGCCTTCCCACAGGCCGTTGAGGATTCGGCGGCCGGCATTGACGAGCCAGCTTCCGGCGTCGGAGAAAACGTTCTTCACCTTGCCGGGGATTTCGCCGACCCTCGCCAGCACATCTCCGACCGCGCCAGCGACTTGGCCGGGCAGGGGGGCGACGTGGTTGTTCCAGAAGTCCGCGACGGACTGGCCCATGTCGCGGAACCAGTCCATGACGGAACTCCACAGGTCAGAGAAGAATTGCTTGACCGAGGAGATCGCGTCACCGACCTGGCCGGGCAGCGGCGCGATGTGCTCGTTCCACCATCCGGAGATGGACGCACCCATCTCGGTGAACCACGCGACGACATTGGCCTTCAGGTCGGAGAACCATTGCTTGACGCCGTTGACCGCGCCCATGACCCAGCCGGGCAGGGACACGATGACGTAGACCAGGCCCATGATTACGCCGACGACGATGCCGATGATCGCGACGACCGCGGTGATCGCCAGGATGATCGGGCCGAGGAGCAGCGCGGCCAGGGCGATGAGCGCTGGCTTGATCAGCGGCTCCCACATTTCGGTGACGAAGGCGCCGAAGCGCTGTTTGAGCTCGTCCCACTTCTGCTTGAAGGCGTCGACCACGGGGGCGATGTGGGCGTCGTAGGTTTCACGCAGGGCCGTCGTGAAGGTGTTCCACTTCTCCTTGATCGAGTCGATGATCGGCTCGACGGCGGCCTTGAGCTGGCCCCACTTCTCCTTGAAAAAGTCGAGGACGGGGACGATGTTCTCGTTGTACTTGGTGCTGACGGCGTCGGTGTACTCCGACCACATCGTCTTGAGGAAGCCGATCGCCTCGCCTGCGCCGTCCTTGAGGCTGATGAAGCCGTCGCGGATGCCCAGGATGATTCCGACGATCGGGCTGTCTTCCTCGATGCCGAAGGCGTCGCGCAGCGCGCCGGAGAAGTCGCCGTCCACGATGAGGGATTTCAGGCCGGAGAAGGCGTCGCTGATCCAGCCGAAGAAGCCGGTCAGCTTGTCCCAGACCCACTGGGCGCCGGAGGCGATGCCGTCCCAGACGGGTTGGATCGCCTGCAGCCCGGCGGCGAAGGCGGCCTTGATCCGCTCCCACGCCGAGCTCATGGCGTCGGTGAAGCGGGCCCACAGCTCGCGGCCCTTCTCTGTCTTCGTGAAGAAGGCCCACAGGGCGACGCCGAGGGCCACGACGACGCCGATGATCGCGCCGATGACATTGGCCTTCATCGCCATGTTCAGGGCGATCTGGGCGACGGTCTGCCCCTTCGTCGCCAGCTGCCACGCCTTGAACGCGGCGACCATCGCGCGGACCTTCCCGGCGATGAGGGCGCCCGCAGCGGCGACCTTGACGGCGATGAGCGAGCCGACCAGGCCCGACGCGGCGACGCCAAGGGCGATCATCACGGTCTTCGAGCCCAGCAGGCCCGAGAAGAATCCCGAAATCGCAGGCTGAATCGTCTTGAGACTCGCCGTGAGGAACTCGATGCCCTTCGTCAACGGGCCGATGAACGGCTCGATGATGCCCGCCGACAGATTCGCGAACGCGGTCTTGGCGTTGGCCATCTTCGCCGGCAGCGTCTCGCCCATCGCGGCGGCGTAGTCGCCCATGCCGCCGTTGATGGCGCCCACCAGGTCCTCGAAGCTGATCTTGCCTTCGGAGGCGAGCTTGCGGACTTCGGCGACGGACTTGCCGGTGGACTCCGACAGGTACTGCGCGGCGTTGACGCCCGCGTCGGAGAGCTGGTTGAGCACGCCGGCGTCGATCTTGCCGCTGGCGGCGACCTGCTGCATGATGCGGCCGACGTCGATGCCCGTGCCCTGCGCGGCCGCCGACAGGTTGGTGAATGCTTGGATCGCGTCGTCCATCGGCGCGCCGATTTCGACGCCCGCCTGCGCGAACATGGCGCTGTACTTGGCGGCGTCGGCGAGCGACACGGATGTGCCGGTGACCTGCTCGGACAGGCGCGCCATTTGCGCTTCGGTCTGCTCGGCGGTCAAGCCGATCGCCTGGAAATTGACCTCGGCGCGCTGGATGTTCATCAGGCGGTCGAAGCCCGACGACAGGAAGCTGGTCGCGCCCTGCACACCGATGAACGCACCGGCGGCGATGGCGGCCTTACCGGCGATGCCGCCGAGGTTGGTCATCAGGCCCCGGGACGGCCCGGACGTCGACGTCATGTCGTTGCCCATGCCGCTGATCTTGCGGCCCGCGGCGGCGGCTTCGGTGCCGGTTCGCTTCTCGGCGTTGGCGACGTCGGCCTGCACGGCCTTGAGGTGGGTGGACTTCGCCCGCACCTGGTCATTGGCCGTCGCCAGCTGCGCCTTCGCCTTGATCGAATTGCCTTCGGCGGTGGCGAGCTGATTGGTCGAGGTGATCAGCTGCTTGCGGGCCTGCTCCAGCTCCCGCTCGGCCTGCTTGACCTCGCGCGAGCCGTTGCCGTGGTCCATCTTCGCCAGGGCGAGTTGCACCTCGGCGGTTTCGGCCTTCTGCGCCGCGGCGGACGCCTTGTCCTTGGCTTCCGACTCGCGCAGCTCGGCGGTCCGGACGTCGCCGGAGGCCTTCGCCGCGCGGGTCTTCGCCGCCGCGAGACGGTCCTCGGAGTTGGCCAGCGAGATAGACGACGTCGCGCCGCCTTCCTGCGCGGAGGTGAGGTCTCGCTGCCACCGGGTGACCTGCTGCGTCGCGTCGCCTTGGCGGCGCTTTGCGTTGGCCACGCGGTTTTCGGCGGCTTCCAGCTGCGACGCGGTTGCCTTCCCCGACGACCGCAGCGCGTCAAGCTTCTTCTCCTCGGCGAGGACGCGCGCGGCGGCCTCCGCCTCGGCCTTGCGGGCGGTGCCCAGCTTGGTGGAGACCTGCTCGATGGTCTTCGCCTGGGACTTGAGCCCATCGGCGGCGGCCTTTCCGGCCTGCTCGCCGCCCTTGCGGAAGCCGTCTTCGAGCCGCTTCCCGCCCGCCTGGGCAGCCTGGTTGGCCGCCTGGTCGACGGACTTCATGAAGCCGCGGACTTCGGCGTTGACGCCGATCCACACGGTATCTCCGGCCATGCTGGGACACCCCCTGATCTAGTGCATTGGGCTGACGCCCATGGATTCCAGGTAGGCCATGACCTCCCCGTGGCTTCGGTCGCCGAGCGAGCCGAACTTCTTTCCGCCGCCGCCCTCGGGTTCGGCCCACGGGAACTTCGGCATGCCGTCGTAGACGTCCTTGCCGGTGGCCTTCTCCCCCATTAGCGCCTGCGCGACGCGGGTGAGCGCCCACTGCGACGCCCACCTGGTGCTGTCGGCCAGGGTGAAGGGGCGGTCATCGGTGAGATGCCAGCGGGTGGCCGCGTCCTGCGGCAAGTAGGTCAGAAGCACGCGGAGTTTCCGCAGCGTGACCTGCCCTCGCCAGAACCCAGCCATGACGTCCCACCCGTAGTGCGCCTCTAGTGCTGCTTCCGCCGCTTCCGCGCCGCCATGCGCCGCGAGGAGCGATTTCCACGAGTAGGGTTTCCGTCCTCCATGTAGCCGGTGACGGACTCGCGGTACGCGTTGACGACCTGGCCGAACAGGGCGCCGGAGCCGCCGGCGTCGAGGAAGCGCTCGTACTCCTCCTCGCCCATGAGCAGCAGGCCGACCTCGGTGTTGGAGTCGGCGACCTCTTCGAGCTCGTCGGCGACGTCGTCAGGCAGGGCCACCGGGTCCATGAAGGAAAATTCGAGTCGCTCGCCCTTCTTCGGGCCATCCTTGGCGGTGAAGCCGAAGGGGACGCGGCCGTCGGCGACGCCGGTGGCCTCTTCGCGCTGGGCGACAATCTGGTCGAGATCGAGCATGGGTGTGTACCTCTTTCGGGTAGAAGGTGTGAAAAGGGGGCCGGTGATTGAGGGCGCGAACCGGCAACCGCCCGGGGCGCGCGGCTACGGCGCGGCGTTGGAGATGGTGAGCTTGACCTTCTTCTCCGCCGCGTTGTCGGCCAGGTCCTCGACGCGCAGCGTCAGGTCGGTTTCGCCCGCGGCGGTCGGGGTGCCGGAGATCGTTCCGTCGGTGGACAGGTCCAGCCCGTCCGGCAGCGTGGTCTCGCCAGCGATCTCCCACAGCGCGGAGCCGACGCCGCCGGAGGCAACGAGCTTCGCGGTGTACGGCGTGCCGACGGTGCCCACCGGCAGGGCGGTAGTGGCGATGGACAGGGCGCCGCCGCCGGTCTCGGAGCCAACGGCTCCGGACTCGTCCCAGGACTCGGAGAAGTACCAGCGGGACTGCTTGCCCGCGATGGTCGGGTCGTCCGGGTACTCCGCCGCGTCGGCCGGGTACGCGGTGATGGTGACCTCGAGGCCGATGATCTCGTCGGACTTGAAGGTCACCGAGCCACGCTCGGTGAGCTGGGCGTTGGGCAGGATGATGCGGGCGGCGTCGTCGCCGTCGACCACGTCGACCACGAAAAGCTTGCGGTCGAACTTCGGCTTGCCGCCGACGTCGATGTACCAGCCGCCCTGTCCGTCCTCCTGGACCTCGCCGCCGAGGAAGAACGACAGATTCTTGCGGGAGGTCTGCCACAGGACGAACTTGATCGCCGTGATGGACTTGGTGATCTCGCGGCGGATCGGCGCGATCTCCTGGAACGGGATGAACTCGGTCGCGTCCTCATCGAAGCTGACTTCGATGCCGTCGGGGCCGATGTAGCCCATGTTGGTGAAGATGCCGTCATCGAAGGACGGCTCCATGCGGGGAACGGGCGAGCCGAGGTCGGCGTAGCGGACGGCGCCGGTCGTGCCGACGTGGGCCAGCGCGGCGGCGAATCCGTCGAGGGTGTTCTGCAGGGCCATGAGGCTTGCTCCTTACGAGAAAAGCCCCGACCGGCGACCGGCGGGGCTGGATGATGTGGTGGTTGGCGCTAGGTGCGCGCGGTGAATCGGAACTCGGCGCCGACGCGCTTGAGCTTCGGGTTCATGTCGGGGCGCGGGTGCCACGTCGACGGGCACCGCGTGCGCGTGATCGGGACGTGCCGACGGTTCGGCAAGTCGGACAGGGTTGCCTTGACCTGATCGCGCACCGCTTTCGTGGCGATGCGCGACGGACCGTGGATATCGACGTCGAGGACGTGATCCGCAATGAGCGGCGCATGCCCTCCCCACGGTGCGACCTCTTCGCCGGGCAGCTCGTCCACGACGACGTAAACCCGGCGAGGGTCGAGCTGCTCTGCCGGCGGCAGGACGTCGCCGACCCACGTGCCGTCGAGGTCGGCGCGCAGCTCGGCCCACACGTGCTGGAGCACATCGAGGGTGTCGGTCATCGTCTGGAACCTCCCGCCGCGCGGCGCAGCGTCTTGCGCGCCGCGGTGGTGGAGTCGCCGTATTCGCCGGCGACGTCGGTGGACTCGACGTTGTAGATCGCGCGCCCGGAGGGGACGTGCACTCGGCGGACAGTGATCATCGCGTTGCCGCCTTCGGCGGCGTCGAGGGCGCGGGCCTTCGCGGCGATGTTCACCGCCTTCTGCTCGACCTTGGCGAGCACCGAGGGCATGGACATGACCTCCTGGAAGATCGCGTCGTAGTCGATCTCGTTGCGGACGTCAGCCACGGGCCACCTCCACGTCGATTTCGGAGTGCCGCATCGTGGTGTGCTCCCACGTGCCGGGGTTGCCGACGACGTCGAGGTCGTCGGCCATGCCCTCTACGCGGATGCGGTCAAGGTCGCCGAGGGGGATGACGTGCCCGGGCGGGGAGATCACGCGCCATCCGACCTGGATGAAAACGCGGCGCCCGTCGTCGGTGTCCTCGGTGGTCATCCTCGGCTGCACCTCGACGCCGAAGGGCACCTCGGTGACGGTCGCGGTTGCCCAGTCGGGCACCGTGACGCCGCTGTAGCCGTCGGTAGTGGTGCCCGGGGTGACAATGGAGATTCGACGGTCGTACATCAGCGGCCCCCTTTCACCAGCGGTACCTGGGCTCGTACTCGGACAGTGGCTCCTCGCCGCGCCACCCGAAGGCGTAACTGGCGCCGGGCATGGCCGGCAGGCCGAGCAGTTCGAGGTGCCCGGCCAGCAGTTGCAGCGTGACCTGCGGGTTGAGCATCGACGCGGATTCGGACACCGCGCCGACGGTCGTGGCCCACTGCGTCTTGCCGCGCTGCTCCATCGGGACGGCCAGCGCGTTGAAGACCATGTCGAGGCTGACCCAACGGGCCACAGCGCGGGTTTCCTCGTCATCGACGGCGACGCGCCGGCGGATGAGGATCCCGGCCATTTCGAGCAGCTTTCCCGCCCTCGCCTTTTCAGGGGCGGTGAGCGGGCGCCACTCGGCTTCGAGGTCTGCGACCTCGGCGTAGGTCTCCATGCGGGCCTCCCTTGGGTGCGGTGCTTAGGCCTGTGCGGTGGCGGCGATGAGCTGCGCGCGCGTCAGGTCCTCGGCGGCGGACGGGTCCATGCCGAGGACGACGGCGTACGCGACCCACTCGGCCTTGTTGGCGGTCTGGCGGGGCCGCTCCGGCGCGGGTTCCGCCTCGGCGTCGACCGGCTCGTCGGCGTCCACCTTCACCTCGGCCTTGACCTTGGGCGTGGGCTTGGCCTGCTTCGGCTCCGGCTCGGCGTCAACGTCGACGCCGGCCTTCGCCCGTACGAGCCACAACCCGGTGTCCGCGTCGACGTCCACGACGTCACCGCGGTAGCGGCGCACGTACTCGCCGTCGACGCGCTGATCCCAGCGACCGACGGTCAGTCGGACACGCATTACGCCGTCACCCCGGTGATGGTGAGCACCGACTTCGGCTCATCGACGGCGATGATGCGCTTGCGCACCGCGTCGGAGCGCCACGACATCATCGGGCCGCCCATGCCGGACTCGCCGCCTTCCTGGTACAGCGGCGTCATCTGCAGCGGGATGGTGTCCGAGCGGAAACCGGCGACGCCGGATTCGAGGACGATGGCCTTCGTCGGGTCCATGAACCGCGACGTCGCGACGGTCAGGCCGAAGATCGTCTTCGGGTGCACGCCGGTGTACAGCGGGTTCTCGGCGGCGTTGTCGCCGATGTAGAACTTCTGCACCTGCTCGTTGCGCAGCAGCGCGGTCAGCGTGACCGGCGCCAGCACGAGGGTGTTCGGGTTGTAGCCGAACACCTCGTCGTCCTTGGCGTTGTCCGGCTTCGCCGCCTGGATCTGCTCGATCGCGTCGAGGACGTCCTTCGCCGGGTCGCCGGCACCGCCGGACCAGGCGGCAGTCGCCGCGGCGGTCGGGGTTTCGGCGGCGGCGAACGCGGCCAGCGACGCGCGGACGCCGGAGCGGATCATGGTGTTCTGCAGCGCGGTCTGCTGCTTGCTCACCATGTCGAGGCGGTTCTCGTGGCGCTGCTCGTAGGACACGCGGATGCCCATCGCGACCTTCTGGCCGATGACGGTGCGCACCTTGCCGAGGTTCAGCCCGGACACCGGGATCTCGCCGAACTCGGCGACGACCTCGGCGTCGTCGGCGAGAAACGGCGACGCGGCCTCGCGGAACGCCGCGACGCCGGAGTCGTTGGAACCGGCGTTGCGGAAGAGCAGGTCCTCGAGGAACGCGCCGTCGAGGTTCTGGATGGTGCGCTCGGCGATCCACTTGGGATCCTTAATCAGCGAGTCGACGGTGATCGGGTCACCGTCGTACGCGGAGGTGATGATGTTGCCCATTGGTCCTCCTTGGAATTGGGCATGAAAAAACACCCCGGAGGCCGGTTGGCCTGGGGTGTTGCTTCAGCTGACGGTGGTTTAGGCGTCGAGGCGCAGGTGCACTCGGACGGTGGACGGGGCGTCGCCCGGGGTGGCGACGATGACGCCGGCCTTGACGGTGCCGGTGTTGGAGACCTTGCCGTCGGCGGCGGCGTAGACCGTCGCGCCGAGGGTCAGGCCGGTCGCGCCGTCGGCGACGGCCAGCGGCACGACGCCGCCGATGTGGACGGCGACGACGGACGGGGCGGTGATCGCGAGGTTGTTGGCCTCGCGGGCGGTGTCCGGTGCGGCGTTTTCGGTGACGGCACCGAAGACGACACCGTCGGCGCCGGCGTGCGAGATGCCGTTCTCGCCGAGGGCGACCAGGCGGTGCTTCTCGACGGCGGCGGCGGCCTTCTGGGTCACCGGGCCGGAGCGGAAAGTGGGATTCGACATGAGTGCTTCTCCTTAGGTGGTGGGGCGGCCGAACATGCCGGCACGGTCGGCGGCGGCCGACAGCTTCGCGCCGTCGTCGTCCTCGTCGGTGCCGAGGCCGTGTCCGACCTCGCGGCCGGCCATGGTCACCAGGGGCTCCATGGAGTCGAGGTCGTCGGCGGTGAGCAGGCCCTTCTCCATCTGGGTCAGGGCCGCGTCTCGGCGGGCGGGCATGAGCTTGCCCGCGGCGATTGCGTCGCCGACGGCGCGTTCGCGGGCGGCGCGGACGAGCTTGTCGCGCTCGGCGCGCTCGGCGGCCAGCGCATGCTTGTCGACCACGGCCAGGCCCAGCTGGTCGGCGGCGGCGTGGATGGTCGACGCGGCGACCGGCGCGGCCGGGGCCTTGCCCTTGCCGTCGTCGGCCTCATCGTCGGGCTTCTTCTCCGCGTCCTTGGCCATGGTCTCCACGGCCTTGACGATCGCGTCGGCGTCAGCGCCTTCGTCCAGGCCCAGCGCCTTGACCAGCGCGGCGGCCTGCTCTTCGGTGAACTCCATCGGGCGTTCCTCCTTCTCGGCCGCCGCAGCGACCGGCTTGTACTCGCGGCCACGGGATTCCGCGGCCGATTCCCACCGGGCGTCCGGGGTGCGCGTCGACGCGGCGACGTACTCACGTCGTACCGTCTCCGGTTCCCCCCACTCGATGGCGTCGTCGTCTCCGACGGCGTAGGCGACCTTGTGCAGCTCGCCGGTGGTGTCGTCCATGGCGATGATCTCCGGCGGGGAGAGGAAGAGCTCCTCAATCCACCAGAAGTCGTCAGCGCCGGGACCCTTCTCGTAGAAGTCGCGCCGCACGTCCTCGACGGACGCCGACGCGATGATCTTGTCGGGCATGATTGCCACCTCTCCTGCCGCCGGGCCATCTCGCCCGGCGGCGACGTCGTACAGGGCGGCCACGTCGCGCAGCGTCGACAGCGTGCCGACCGCCGGCGGGGACACGCCCAGCAATGCCAGGCCGGTCAGAGCGAATTCGTGCACCATGCCGGTCTGGTCTCGGTAGTTGAATGAGCCCTCGATCGAGCGGTTCGGGTACGCCGACGGCAGAATGTCCGCCAGCCACGCGGGCAATCCACGCAGGTCCCCGACGAGCGTCGAACCGTCCTGCGAGAGCCGCAGATTATCCACGAAGCCGACAGCGGGTTCACCGTCGAAGCGGGGGTCGACGTGTCCGAGCTTGATCACCGGCCGTCCGATCGCTGACGACTGCGCGGCGCGCACCGCTGCGGCGAGGACTTCCGGCGTCGCGGTGAACGGGCCCGTCGACGCGGGCCACTCCCCGACCTTCAGCAACTCGACGTCGGGGACGTCACGCAGGATCGGCCGATTCGGGGCTGTTGGTGTTTCCGGCATCGTCTCCACCTCCTTGGTCAGGTGTCCACGGGGTTTCCGGCGGCGGGGTGTCCTTCGCCGGTGCGCCCATCTCGCGGCGCAGCCATTCCTCGATGCCTCGATCCGGGCGGATCAGTCCGGCGTCGGCCAGCGTCCGCAGCGCGTTGGCGACCTCCACCGACGTCGATCGCATGTCATCGAAGACGATGCGCGGCGCCGGGACGTCCTCGCCGAAATTCCAGTCCACGAGATCGTTGACGATGTGCTCGTTGGCGACGTCGGCGATCGCGTCGGCGGTCGCGGCCAGCGACGTGGTGAACAGGTCTCCCTGCGTCGTCGCCAGCGCGTAACTGCCGCCCTTGCCGTCGAGGTTGAGGAAGTGCGCCAGGCCGGTCTTGCCGATCATCGCGTCGTGGTATTCGATCGCGCCGCGCGGGTCGGGCAACTGTCCGGTCACGCCGAGCAGCTGCAGCTTCGAATCGAAGGGCAGCGACACGCCGGACTGGTCGCCGGCGGCGTAGGCCTGGGCCATGGCGCGGCCCTTTTCGATCTGCTCATCCGACGCGTTCGGCGGGTTGATGTACACGGGCACTCCCATGCCGTTGCGCTCGTGGGTGACGGCCTCAACCTTGAGCAGCCGATCGCGCAGCATCCAGTGCTTGAACGCCGGCCGCAGCAGCGATTCGCCCGTCCAGTCCGCGCCCTCGCGGTCGTTGACGTAGGCGACGAGCCGGGTGACCGGGATGATCGTCCGGCCGCTGGACCGCGTGGGGCGGATCAAGTTCCCTCCGGTCGGGGCCTTCTGCTCGATGGCGATCAAACCACCGTCGCGGGCGACCTGAATGTCGGCCAGCGACTTCGGCATGCGGGGCGCAAGTTTCCGCAGCCCCCACCGGCCCTGGTCGTCCATCTCCACGACCTGCTCGAAGTACATCGCCCCGTACGGCAGCATCCACAGCGCCATCCGGAGGTGCTCCGGCCAGGAGAACCGACGGGACCGCCGGGGCAACGCGTCCTTGGCCTCTTCGCCGATGATCGGCAGGCCGAGCTGGCGGGCAACGAACTCGGTGACCTCATCAGGGGCGCCGGCCGGGTCGATGCGCCACGGCGTCGCACGGATCGGCAGGGTCACCGCCTTGAGCAGCGACGCGACCGACGAGTCCTTGCGCATCTCCGCGTACGTATCGAGGCACTGGGGCCACCGGAGCTCGTCCACGTGCTCCTCATCGACGCCGCGGATCGATTCCTCCGATCCGGCGTGGACGTAGCCGATCTCCTTCGGCGCAGGCGCTTGCGTCTCATCCGCCATGCTCCACCTCCATCACCAGCTCATGCCCAGCGCCGACCCTCGTGGCACCGCGAAGTCTCGCGGCGCCGACGACGTCGTCGTCTGCTGTGCTTGGAATCCGATAGCAGCCGGTGGAATCTCCACCTCTGCCGTGTACTCCCCCAGCCCCCATGCCGCGTACGTCGCGGCAACCAGCGGCGAAATGTCCCCCTCGGACATGGTCTCCGACCAGGCCACCGACGCCCCCGAGTCGAAGGCCTTCGTCACCGCGACGGCGACGGCCTCATCGAGGCGCTGGTCCCCGCCGTGGGTCACCGTCCCGTCGGACACCCGCTTGAGGATCTCCGCCGTCGACAGCTTCATCTGCGGGAAGGTCATCATCTCCGGTTCGACGCCCGCGTCGATCAACGCACGCTCGAGCACCGCTGCGGGCGAATTGCGCGGGATGACGATGGCCACCGGGTCGCCGGATTCGACTGCGGCCTTGATGAAGCCGACCATCTGCGCGACGGTCGCTTCGGCGTGTCGGCCGATCTCGACGTGCACGCCCCGGGTGGTCTTCACCGCGGCGGCGACCGTCCACAGGTCGGAGCCGGGGCTGACGTTGATCGCCAGGCACGCCTGGCCGGTCGAGGCGGGCTCGGCCCACCGAAGCTCCGCCCACCGCTCCGGCGTGATCGCCGGTTCAACCTCTTCGAGGTCATCGACGCGCTGGCACAAGTTCTCGGTGCGAAACTCCGGCTCGGACTTCGCCTCGAACTCGGCTTGGATATCGCGGACGGTCATGCGGCCGTGCCCCAGGTCGGGGTTAGCCTGCGCCCAGCCGCGGCGGTCATCGACGGCGAGGTCGGGGTCAGCGGACCATTCGAAAAGCCCCACGGTCGCCTCCGTTCCCCCGGCGTCGATGTTGGCCAGCGCGCCGTCGCGCAGCGAGTTGAGCACCACCGACCGCCAGTCGCCGGCATTGGACGCCGTGAGGTTCAGGCCGAACACCGGCGACAGCGTCGTGGACGACAGCGCCGCCCAGCCCTCCCAGGTCTTGTGCTCTCGCAACTCGTCCATGAACAGCAAGTTCACGGTCTTGCCGCGCCCGGCCTTCCGGTCAAGCCCGGCGATGCGGTACGCGCCCCACTTCGAGCGCAGCGCCTCCGACCCGTTGTTGAACGTCGTGCGCTTCATGCGCTTGTTCAGCCCGGGGTGCTCTTCGCATTCGAGGACGATCTCCTCCCACAGCTCCTTGGCGTCGTTCTTCGTCTGCGCGGCGCCGAGAATGTACTTCAGCCGCTGACGGAACAGCGCCCACTTGATGACGACCTTGACGACGTGCGTCTTGCCGTTCTGGCGGGCGACCATGAGCAGCACCGTCTTGAACCGCGGTACCTGCTCGTCCCACAGGTCAGGGCGATCCGGGTACAGCGCCTGCTTCGCGGCCAGCGTCATCAGCTCGAAGGCGTGGATGACGAACCACTGCTGCCACGGCGTCAGGGGCTCGCGGAGGATCTCCTTGGCGAACCAGATGATGTCGAATCCGAGTGAGGTCTCGGGGGTCAGTTCGACCAGCGGCGGGGTGAATACTCGCGGCTCGCGGGACCCGATCAGTGCCGCGGCCACCGTCACCACTCATCGTTGTCTTCGCCCGAGTCGAGGTTGAGCTTCTGCCGGCCCTCGGGGTTGAGCCCGAGGGAAGTCAGCACCTTGTGCAGGGTCGGCATGGGGCCGAAGCTGGTTTTCTCGAAGGCAGCGGGGTCGCCGGAGTCGCGGGCGTTGTCGATGATCTCGGCGAGCTGCAGTGCGAGCTCGACGGCGGCGTCGTCGGTGATCTCCAGGTGGTCGGCGGCTTCGATGGCTTCGAGGACGTGGGCGCGCATGCGGCCGGTGGCCGGTTCGGATTCGATGTGTTCGGCTTCAACCCAGCCTTGAACGTCGTTCATTGGTGAACCTCCTTCACGCGCGCGAGCCCCCGGTTCAGCGTCGGGAGAGAGAGCTTGGC